AGTTCTATCAATGACATCCGTAGATGACCACGTGAAAGTGGCGAGTTTTCTAACTCTAGCCATCATTTCATTAGGTGCATCTGAGGGGAAGGAGTCATCAATCTGTACAAGGGGGGCACGAGCAACGATGGCGTCATCCATTCCTTCAGAGAAATGGGTGACATCAGCGGGAGCAGGAGTAGTAGTCTGATCTATGGTAGAAACGTAGTTTTCAGACTTGAGAGTGGTATGGGATTCTGGTAGGGTGGTGGCGATAATTGTATAATCATAAAGGAGCATTATCAAAACCTTCTGATATGAATTAGCGGAAATAAAACAAACTGGGGGCTAATGGCCAGTTGAGTGTTCCTCAGTTTAATGTCTTGAGTCAAGGACATTGCTATATTATTCTATAACATAATCACGCTGATCGCGTGAAAGCGGGAAGGATAAGCCAAAAGCTGCGTAAGCTTCCATAATTATGGCCAACTTTTCTTCGAAAAGTTTAATACCGTAACGCCTATACTCATAAAGAACAGAAGCAGTTATGGCATTCTGAATGGGCCAAACACCGGCATATTTCTTTTTGACCCAAGAAAATATGTCAGCAATATCATCGAGATCCTTGCGGAACACAAGCTCACCGGATTCATTCAAAACCGGACGACGCTTGAGAAACGAAGTCTCATCTGCGGGGACTTCTAAATCCAAATCATAGTCTTTCAAACAATGAGTGGCTTCAAGCCCAAACTTTCGGTAAAAGAAGAAAAGATCCTTGCTCTTTAAACCGAAACATTTGGGAAAAGAAAACCATGAGTCGTCACCATAGTACATGGCGAACATAGCATCTTTAATAGCTTTTACTCCCAACGAAGGAATCTTGACACCATCCAAATCTACTCGAGTTTTGCTCCACATATGTATCGCTGCAATAGTTGTCGTCTCTAAATAAAGAGAGTTCAACTGTGCAGTGATAGCTATACCTGAAGGCATACCCGAGGAAACTTGGTACAATATACGACCATTTCTATGAACGGAATGGTAGCAAGATTTAAGGAAAGTATAGCGAGCAAGAGATAACTCACCACATTCACCATACCAAGCATTAATAGCACGAGCAACGTGTCTACCAATTGCCCAGTGTTGATGATTGTCAAAACCCTTCTGATCCATAGCATAAATCTGCTTAGAATCATCTTTGATTTCGCGGAACATAGAACGAACCGCCACGTCTTCCGTGGACATACCCACGGCACATGAAGCCAGCCCAATATGTTTCAGTCGGGCATCTTCAAGTGCTGATATGAGAGAACCAAACAACATGCGACCTATAACAATATGTAACACACTAGCAGTGTAATACAATCTTGTTTTACAAGCCTCTATTTTGGTAAAGGACACAGCCTCGTCCTTAAGTTGATCAGTAACGTACCAAAACGGTACGATACCTTGTTTCAACAAATTCATGGTGTCTTTTATTTCGGCCCAAAGAACTGGATCGAAATGCACCATGTTGTTTTGTGGAACTTTAATCCACGTCTCTTTAGTGGGCGGCTTCTTCAAAGACGACGCTATAGAGTTGTAAGGCTCCCCAGCGGAAGAGGAGAGTTTCATAGGAGACAGAGCATGAATACCGAGAACGGCCTCATAAGGATTAAGAGTCCTAGTTAATCCGTTCTGGTACTTAGGCACATAAGAAAGTGCTGCAGCAGCACTTTCGAAAAGAAGTTTCTTGGGAACATCTTCAATATCAAGTGGTAGAGTGGTCTGACGCCTGTAAGCTTCAAGCAAAGGATCTCTACCTAAAGGATCATCCTTTGCAGTCATAAGAGCTGGGGCAGATTGAGGTTCGCCTAGTATACCACTCAGCATTCCAGGAACAAGACGGGTACGCCTAGAAGAATGTAGAGTAGTCTGGTTGCAAGAAAGTATTACGGCATCAGGAGGTGCTGTAGGGTACTTTAAAAACTGGTTAAAATCAGCCTCTGAATGAACTTGAGGCTCAAACATGGGATTTATCTCAGTTTCAGCTTCCAAGACAGGTGCAGATTTCAAGAGGGAAACAAAACCCTGAGTGATATTAGGGACCGCATATGTGCCTTCAAAAGCATCATAAACAGCTTGAATATCCTCTTGTGTAAGAATAGTACACTGAGCGTTACGACCATTTCCAGCAACGTGGTAGCCAACGAAATTGCGGTGTGTGAGCATGCCCTTGTGAGAGGCATACAAACTCCCGCAGTCACCAACATGGGTGCTGTGTTTAAAAGAAAACACAGCAGCAACATAACTCTCCTCTTGAGAGGCAGCTTCAGAAGTAGTCCAAACTTGAGTAGATGGAGAAACAGTCTCTGACAAAGATGTGACGGACATTTCGCCAGATTCACTTTTCAAAAAATGAGCAAACGAGTCATTAACATAAGGGACATCGTCGTCCGTTATAAACCTGTGTGAAATTTCAGGGAAACTGGGCAATTGTGCGGGTGCAACGAAAGCACACATATCCATATCAGGTCGAGTATAGATGTCAATCTTAGAAAGATCTATCTTTGCAGAACCGCTATCACTAGTTATAGTGCACTCACCAGCGTCCCTGAGAACCATGAGGTAGTGGTGAGGCATAATAATGTAATGGCCGCCAGGAGAAATGACGCGATATTCAACGTCATAAGGCGTTGTAATGAAGGCGGTGTTACGACCTGCAGTCTTTGACAAATCAGGTAAGGCACTTTGGGCTCTGTACATGACTCCACCTCTGCCTTTGCCACCCTTACCTCTCTCGAACTCACGAACTTCTTGTTCGCGAGTTTTGTGTGATCTAGAGGGGTGGTAATCAGAAGTGGAAAATTTTTCTTTGGCATGGATGAATTCACCATCCATGTTAAGAGTACGACGGTTGCGTCTATGTTTCTCCAAAACCTCGCGTCTGGCATTACCAGAACCTACGAGTCCTTGAGCGGATAAAAACCGTTCTTCGAACGGACGATCCCAAGTAAATTGGTAAAGCTGGGTTTTCACAGTGTTGGCTGTTGCAACGGCATAAGCACCGTAAGCAACAAAGCCACCAACTATAAAAACAACAGATAATTTAAGATACTTCCAAAAAGTGTCTAGATTAAGCCCGATCATTTGAGAACAAGCCCACTTAAAAGTGTTTCTTCCAGTAGGTACAAAGGACTTAAAATACCTATAACTCTTGATAGAGTTAAGTTTGAGACGCTCCCACCATATAGTACAACATGACGGGCGCTTCTCAGTGCGTAGAGCTGGCATTTCGGCTAGCTCTTTGACCATAGATAAATAGTCATAATCCTCAACAGTGGATGCTGGACTCAAAGCAGGGAGCTTAGAATGTCCAAGAGCGAACATGACAGCCTGCCACTGCGAAAAATCAGAGGGAGCACAATCAAAGAGATAAGGTACTCCTATAGTATTCGCAGGTTTAGCAATCCACTTAAGGAAATCAGAATAAGAACAAGTCTTTTTATCATCAATCTTGTCTCTATGGTTATAAACCGTGGAAATAATCAACCGAGTATTTTCCGATTTATGTGACCAAAAATTATCATTAAAGAAACCTTGAGCTTTATAAGGGGCAGGAGGATGAACTCCACCAATGGGCTCGTGAACGTGAGACACCCCAACATACTGGAGATCATCGAGTTTACTCCTATCTATCTGGGAAATAAAATCGCCCTGACCGTCAACACCCGAGTTAAACAACTTACGGGTCATGACAATACGCCTAGAAATCAACTCAAACAACTCCTGGAACTTAACAACCTTAACGGCTTCTCCAAAAGGAGTAACGCTAAAGGTAAATTGAGAAAAATCAATACGACCATCAGGCAACTGTGGAAAAACGCCATCTTTCATAGCTGGAGGTATTATATCAACCGTAAAAGAAATACGGCGGTTAATGGCCATAGGGTCGGCCAATAAGGAGTTGAGAGAAGAAAGTTCACCATTTGAAGTCAAAAAAAGAAGTTCTGCATTAAAATAATACATACCCTTTTCTTCGGCACGAGCTTTTTCCACCACTATCTGAGTCGAATTGACAGCAGCAAGTAGCCAAGAAATGCCTTGCAATCTCATTTCTGGATTGTTAAAAGTGTTCCATTCATCGGCGATAATGGTGGCCTGGTTTGTTAAGCCATCCTGGAAATTGGCACTAAAATCCATGGTGTAAGTCTCCTTATTTCTGAGAAGGGCAGGTTCACCGTTACGAAGAGGCAAGGCCAACTCACGGGCCAAAGCTTGGGCAATTTGAGTTTTACCTATGCCTGGCGGACCGGGCAAATAAACACAAACTGGTGGGCACCTAGGGGTAACAGAGGCATGACGCGCACGAGCGGCTATAGCCAGTTCACAGAACCGACGGTGACCGGCCCTAAAATGTATAGCTCTAATATCCCCTTGATCCAAAATGTGGAGTTGGGAAGAGGCTATAGCAAATCGCTTAGAAAGATCTTCTATGCGATAGACCATATCAGCCGTATTCTTATCCAAAGCCACTGAAGCTTCAAGCTTGGTGACTTCATCCAACAAAGCAGTAATTTCATTGCGGAGCTTAGGTTTAAGAGTAAAACTTGGGGAGTAGCCAAAAAGAGAGACACCAATAGTGTCTATTATGGTTAATATAGACGCAGGGATCCAAGCAACAAGGGGGGACAACTTAGAGAAAGCAGTGTAAGCTGTATTAAAACTACGCATACACTGTTGATTTCTCTCAGATCCCAAAACAGAGTCCTTATCAAATATGGAACAGATGTAATTTATAAATCCTTTCCAACTTGTCATAAAGGACTGAGCTACATTGTCAGGTTCCTCCTCAACTTTGACGTCTGGGGCTTTACCATGAACGATAAATCCCTTGACCATATCGTAAGTCCAAGGTCGAGGAAGTAATGTGCCAAACATGTCAGTAGGAGGAGTCAAAGCGAGTGGGATCTCATCTTCACAAGTCACGTGTTGCTTGACAAAGGTAGTAATCATACCCTCAATGTAACCCATATCCGAATTAGGTCGAGACGGAAGAGGATTAACATAAAATTCTGATCGCTTAGGCCAATTATCAAAAGCGACAACCATACTATCGTATGGAACGTCACTTATAGGCACAATAGGGAAACGCTTAAAAGTGACAGGAACATCACACCAATGATTTACAGCAGTCATGAAAGATGAAAGAGAATCCGATTTGTAAGTGTAATACGCTTCAAATCTCTCCCAACGACGTGCTAACGCATAGATAATAGGTATCAACATAGCGTTAGGCATGGTGTCAAGTCTCATTTTAAACAATGATAGATAATTGCGAGGATGGTACCAAGGTTTCATAAACTTGACCTTCTGATCAAGGAAAAAATTTTCCAAAAGTGTGGTTCCGTCAGGACCCAGTGAAACATTATCACAACAAGGATCATCAAAAGAAGTGGGGTTTGGGAAATTATGCAAATAGGATAAAGCGAAACACCTACGAGTTATAATCCGGGGTGCGGATCCAAACTTAGGTAAAGTAGGCATAGGGTTAAGAATCTCCGTATGATCTATTTTAAATAAGGACAAAGTAGCTTTAAGAATTTCGCCTGCTGAGGCAAAAAGAAAATTAGATAAATTCTTCAAAATTCTTTTTATGTATGGTAATGTGGTGGTGGGTTCGGGAGGCATAGAGGTGTATAACGCTACCGGGTCAAATAAAAACCTTTTGACCGCAGGAATAGTAATGATACACTGAGTTGCACAATAAGATGCAAAAGCTATAGCCAACATACGACTAAGACCAGAAGTATGGTAGGCAATAGCACTACAAAGAACAAAACAAGTAAACTTGACTGAAGGCAGTTCAAATTGGGCTTGCACATTGAGGAGCCAGTTACCTAAAAAGTCAGGGAGATTCTGGGCGGTATTGGGAATATCGTCTAGTTCTTTAATAAAAGGTAGGAAAAAGGGATCTAAAACAGTAGAGGCTCCTTGGGAGTAGCTTCTCTCTTTAAAGGAATTGACCGCGGAGGGACCATCTTTATAAAGAGAATCAGCGAAACGCATAGATTCTGCAAGTTCATGATCAATGTCAGGGTCTGCAGAATGTGCAACAAAACGATTAAGTTTCAAATCGGAGCGTCGACGACGATGTGTCGACATAGACTTGGAGACTTCTAACAACTCATCAGAAGCGTCAACAAGTTTCTGCCAATCATTGGACAGACCTTTCAAAAAGAAAGGCATAGTTACAAGAGCAAAATTACATTGCTTGTAAATAATATTAAAATAATGAGAGAACAAACGAGCAATTCTCTTCATTGATGCGAATTCAGAACAATTCACAATAGAGTCGTAAAACTTGCCCAAAAGGGGGCTAGACTCAGCTGACAACTTAGGAACAAGCTTTCTCAACATGTTGATGAAAGTCTTCCTAGGTGCAGGACTAGGGATGCCAAAACGATTAATAGCGAAGGATGTTATTGTGCCATTATCGTGTTGGAGGAACGCGTATAAAAAGGTCTTTATATCTACGTTTTCCAAGCAAGAAGGTATCTTGGTTGATTCAAGAACTGAGTCAACCCAAACACGCTTAGTATCAGTGGGGAAACGGATTGTTTTTGTTAGCTTTGTAAACTTTGCTAAAAGTTGGTCTCGTGTGCAGTACCGTGCATTGAAGATTTCTTTGGCAGATGCCAAAGGTACTTCTACATTGAAAGAGGGAACGTGGTCAGACCATGTAAAGGACGATATTAAATTATCAGCAGCCATTCCGAATTCACTCACGACGAAGTTAAACGGGGTTGGAAATAAGGTTTGAGCTCGACGACTTCCTTACAACAAATAACAAATAAAGTTCTTAGATAATCTAAGGAAAAAGAGATGTACACAAAAAGAAAGACGACGCTTTCAAATTGAGACGGGGATAGCGGGTGATA